GGCGCGTAGCTTTGGCTATGCCCCTCTGGAAGTTATCTGGGGGCAATCAGACGGTCTGACAGTGCCGGTGGACGTTGTACTGAAACCGCAACGCTGGTTTGTTTTTGGTCCGGAAAACGATCTGCGTTTCAGATCACGCGATAACATGATGACCGGTGATGAACTGCCGCCATATAAATTCCTCTGCCCGACCAACGAATCCAGCTATGAAGATCCTTACGGCCTTGGTCTACTCTCGCGCTGCTTCTGGCCGGTGGTATTTAAAAAAGGTGGCTGGCGTTTCTGGATTCAATTCAGTGAAAAATACGGTCAGGTCTGGCCGCTCGGCAAACTCCCCAGGGGAGCGATAAAAGAGCAGCAGAGCGACATGCTGGATCTCTTGACCAGCATGGTGCAGGACGGTGTGGGAGTCATACCTGACGATGGCAGTGTCGAGTTTAAGGAGTCCGCCACCAAAGGCGCAACCGCTGATCTATATCGCGGTATCATAGCCGAAGCCAATAGCGCTATCAGTACCATCTGGCTGGGTCATGCCGGAGCTGGTGAATCAGTGCCCGGAAAACTGGGTGGCAAGGATGTTTCCGGTGATGTCCGGACAGATCTGCGTGATGCCGATAAAAGCCTGATTGAAGAGACTTTGAACCAACTGATACTCTGGATATGTGAAGTCAACTGGGGGATAAGCAGCGACAACCCAACCTTCAGTTTATGGGAAGAGGAAGAGGTTGATGGCCTGCAAGCCGTTCGTGATAAAGATCTGAGTGAGTCGTTGGCTCGTTCCGGACTTAAATTATCCAAGGGTTATTATCTGCGGGAATATAATCTGGAGGATGGAGATATTGAGGAGACTACCACCCCCCCCGCCCCCTCCTTAACTACAGGAGGGGGAGCTAAAAGCCCCCTCCTTCCTTTTAAGGAGGGGGTTGGGGGTGGTACCTTTGCCGAACCCACTGATACCCTCTCCCAGCTAGACAACCACTTAAACTCTGCCGCCGATAAGCCTATGACAGAATGGATCGACCAGCTGCGTGTGGCGCTGACATCTGCCGCCGATCTATCAGAAATGCAGGCTGAAATTCTGACCGCTTTCCCTGGCCTGCCGGTGACGGAGATGGCTAGGATACTGGCGGAGGAATCGATCAGGGCAAATATGGCTGGAAGGTTAGAGGCAAACCCCCCTAGCCCCCCTTATCAGGGGGGGACTTTAAGCTCCTCCCCTGATAAGGGGAGGCTGGGAGGGGTTAGGTGACTGACGAAGATTACAACGCGGTCTTTAACCTACCATTTGCCGAGGCTTCCAGCTACTTTCAGCAGAAGCTGAACATCCCGACTGCCAAGTGGAATGATTTATGGAAAGAAGAACACGCCAAGGGCTTTATGAGCGCCGGTGCGGAGAAGGCTGATCTGCTGTCTGATCTGCATGCCGAAGTTGCCAAGGGGATTGCGGGTGGTTTGACCAGGGAAGAGTTTCTGGGGAAGTTTGACGAGATTGTTGCAAAGCATGGCTGGAGTTATAACGGCAACCGCCAATGGCGATCCAACCTGATCTATGACACCAACGTCACCACCGCTTATCAGGCTGGCCGGTGGCAGCAGTTTACCGAGGGGGGCGCAAAGTTCCTCAAATACATCCACGCTGACGGTGTTCGTCACCCACGCCCTCAACACGTTGTCTGGAATGGCCTGACCCTCCCCATTACGCATGATTTCTGGAAGAGCCACTATCCACCAAACGGCTGGCGTTGCCACTGCCGCTGTGTCCGGGCTGATGCCCACGAGGTGACACCGCAGCCGCAGCGGTGGCAGGAGGTTGACCCTAAAACAGACACTATGGTGGGGATTGACAAGGGGTGGGATTATAATGTGGGGCAGGCTGGAATGCTCTCACACGAGACTGTTCTTGGTGAAAAAATGGCAAAAATGACACCGGAGATGCGCAAAGCATCATTTGGTGAGCTTGCATCACGAGTGACACCTGTCCGGGATTGGGCTTTTGCCAGGTGGGGTGAAGCGGTAATGGAAAACATTAACGCTGAAACCGGTTTGGTCAAGACAGTGGGACAGTTTGTTGCTGTTCATCAAATAGAACCGGTTATTTTCGATAAGCTAATCTCAATAGGTGAACTACCAGAAACTACAGCAATCGGAATCTCTGACAGCGATTGGTTGCACTTAATGCACAACGAGCAGCCGCTTGAAAGCAAACGCCCTGCAGGCAAGCGACTTAGTAAAGAAGATGCGCTGAAAATACCGGAGTTTATAAGAGACAGTCGGATATTCTGGGATCAGTACGAAAATAAATTACTTTATGTTTTTGAAGTGGATAGGATCGGAAAGGCAGTAGTTGAAATAAACTTTGGACAACGTGGGAAAATAACCAATTCTATAAAAACCGTGGGATGGATGAACGGCGGCGACATTGTAGCAGGTAAACGGTATAAGCCGCTTAATGATTAAAACAGGGATGATGGCGTGGAATTGAACCTCGCAACACGACGACGCATTTAGCGCCCTCCGCTCTTCCTTTGAGACTTACATCATCCCGTTTTTATAGTTTAAGCATACCACCAGGTGTAAAAAATGCAAATCAAAATCGCAATACAGGATGCCGATGTAAAAGCCCTGCTCCAACGGTTGAAAGATAAGGTAGGCAATCTAAAACCGGCTATGGACGAAATCGGTCAGCGCTATGAGCGGAGCGTCCTTGAAAACTTCGCCAACGAATCCAGTCCGGACGGCACACCATGGAAACCGCTTAAAGCACAGTCGATAGCTGGTCAGTACAAGAAGAGCAAAAAGAAGCTGAAGGGCGGTATCAGGATTGCCTATCAACGCTATCTGGATGGTAAAAAGATCCTGGTAAATAAAGGTACTCTTAGAGACCGCGTAAAATACCAGGCAACCCGCAACAGTATGACCATCGGATCAACTGGCGCTATCAAGTATGCGGCGGTACACCAGTTTGGCAGCAGAGCTGATTCAAAGAACAAGATTCCGGCGCGCCCCTGGCTGGCAATCAACGTAGGCTCTGAGCAGATGGATCTTGCGCCAAAGGATAAAGCGATGGTTTTGGAAGTGCTGGAAAGACACCTCGCCGATGCAATAAAGTGACAAAGCGCGAAATTTGCCCTGTGCAGCGCGACAAGACTGCAAGCCTTACAGAGTTACCTGCTTTTATTTTTAACGCGATATGCGCGAATTTAAAGATGGTTTTAACACGGTTGCAAAACAGGGCAAGAACCTAAGGCAGACCTCCGAGGTTTTCAAAACCTCGGAGGTCTATCCACTCTCAACACTCAACAGCCCTTGACATAATTTGCCGGGTGTGGGATAAGGCAAAAAACAGATTAACCCAGCCCTTCAATTCGGGGGACATGTACTTGATACGTGTCCCCCGAATTCGAGGGGCTTTTTATTTGAAGCCCTTCAAATAGAAACTCTCCCCCATTATCCGTATTCTCCCCTTACACAAAAGAACAGGGGGCTGCAATATGGATGGCTGGGATAAAGTTTTTACCGCAGGAAAACATACCGACTCTGCCGGAAACGTCAAACAGTGGACCACTGCTGATCTTGATCTTATGGCCTCCTCGTTCAACCCAAACTTTCACGAACCACCCGTAACAATCGGCCACCCGTCAGACAATGCCCCCGCCTTTGGCTGGGTTGCTGGCATTAAACGTGTCGGCAATGATCTCTATCTCTCCTACCGTGATGTTGCCCCCCAGTTTAAGGAGTGGGTTGCTCAGGGTCTCTACAAGAAAAAATCCATCGCTGTTTATCCCAACGGTTCACTCCGCCATATCGGTTATCTGGGCGCTATGCCTCCAGCAATTAAAGGGCTGCCTGATTTTCAGTTTAAGGCGGATCAGGAATTTGTCGCCTTTGATTGCTCTCCTTCGGAGCCTCTTACCCTGTTGGAAAAACTAAAGCTGTTTATCGAAAATCTGACAACCAATGTTTCTGCACCGGACGAGGCAAGCAACGTCCCTACAACAACCAAGGAGGAAGACATGACAAAAGAGGAAGTACAGGCGATCGTGAATGATTCAGTCAAAGAGTTCTCAGAGCTGCTTAAAACCACCACTGAAACACTCAAGGGACTAAGCACTCAGTTCGGTGAACTGAAAACAGCGCAGGATTCAGCTGCACTGGCTGGATTGAAAAAAGGTTTCGCAGAATTTCTCGAAACCCCCGAGATGCAAAAACGCATACCCGAGGGTGGCAGAGAGTCAACCATCAACCAGCTGGTTGCTCTATCAGCAGCTCCGGCGGTTGAGTTTGGTGAAGGTGATGCAAAAAAATCAATCTCAGCGGTGGAAAGTTACAAACAGCAGTTAAAAACATTGCCCGAGGTGGTCGCCTTTGGAGAGCTGGCTACTAAAGCAAACGCCTCTGATACGACGGTCAACGGCCTGACCGCCGAAGTCCTTTCACAAAAAGCGGTCGAGTTTCAGGAGTCAGAAGCAAAGTCCGGACGCACTGTCAGCATGACCAGTGCCGTAGCTCACATCAAAGCAGGAGGTAAAACAGTATGAATCCAGGATTAATCAAAAGCTTTACAGCTGAAACCGCGGTGGCTGCATATCGCGTTGTTAAACATGGCTCCACTGATACCGCAGTTGTACAGGGCACGGGCGTTTCCGATGCCATCATCGGAGTGAGCGGACAGGTGCTTGGTGAGGTTGGTAAACGTGTTGACGTTATTCTGACCGATACCTGCGAGGTTGAATTTGGCGGGACTGTCACCCGTGGCGACTGGCTGACCAGCGATGCCAACGGCAAGGCTGTTACCTCTGCCCCGGCGGCTGGCACAAACAACAACGTCATCGGAAGAGCCATGGTTTCCGGCGTTCTGGGTGATATCGGCTCGGTCTTTCTCGCTCCTGGTCGCATCCAGGGATAAAACACCACCCCCCAACCCCCTCCTTGCAAATAAGGAGGGGGAGCTAACAAATTAAAGGAGATTACACCATTATGAATGCACCTTTTCCTATTCAACCAGAATTAACCGCCATCGCGATTGGCTATCGTAATACACGGCTGATAGCCGATAGCGTATTGCCCCGTATTCCGGTCGGCAAGCAGGATTTCAAATACCTGACCTATAACCTGGCTGATGGCTTCACTTTGCCCGATACCAAGGTCGGCCGTAAAGGCAAGGTAAACGAGGTTGAGTTTTCTGCCACAGAATCTACCGCCAGCACGGAGGATTTCGGTTTGGAAGATCCTATCCCGCAGGCTGATATTGAAAACGCCCCGGTAAACTATGACCCGCTTGGGCGTGGTGCCGAAGGAATCACCGATCTGATCCTATTAGATCGTGAAGTCCGTACTGCTGGCATTATCTTTAATGCATCCACTTATGGGACGAACAACAAGACAACGCTCTCCGGAACAAGTCAGTTTTCAGACTTCACCAACTCTGAT